ATACCGAATAGATACCGGCTATACCAACGAGGCGATTACTGGTGCCAACAAGCAGGACACAAGTATTTACCTGGGTATACGTAAGGTAGCTGAAGAACGTAGTGCTATCAATAACATGAGTTATTGCAAGTTGAACTACAACGGACTACGCTTTTCTGACACGCATTCCAGAAACATATCTATAGTTGAGATGGGAATGCCTTATCAAATAATGTATCAAATCCTTCATTATAAGCTTGAACTTACCATAGCTAAGTCTAAGGGTAAGATTGCTTTAATGGATATCAATACCATTCCTAATAAGGAAGGATGGGATGAAGAGAAGTTCTTCTACTACGCTGAAGCCATGGGCTTTGGTCTTATTGACAGAAATCAGGTAGGCACTGATAAGACTTGGAATCAATACCAGGTTCTTGACATGGGCCTATATGAGCATATAAAGAATTTGATTGATGTAATGGAGTACGTTAAGCAGGAATGGGATCAACTTGTTGGTATCACTCCTCAACGTAAAGGACAGACCTCAGCGAGTGAGACAGCTACAGGTGTGGCTACTGCCAAGTATCAATCATCCATAATCTCTGAAAGAACCTTTACCAGATTTGAGGAATTCCTACAGAGAGAACTTCAGGCGATCATTGATTACTCAAAGTTTGCCAATATCGGAACAGAGAAAGAACCATTTTACCGAGACGATTTTACTATTGAGTTGATCAATGTGACCCCTGAAGAATATATGGAGGCAGAGTATGGTGTGTATGTATCCAACTCTTCCAAAGATATTGAGGATCTGCAGATGATGAAGCAAATCTTACCGAACATGGCCTCTCAGAATATGTCTCCCGGAGATATGGCTGATATGATTATGTCACGGAACATCTCTAAATTGAAGGCTACTCTTGATCTCAGAGAGACCAAGGAGCAAGATGCAGCAGCAGCTCAGGAGAAAAATGCTGGAGCTCTTGAGAAGCGTAAGATGGAGATTACTAAAGAATACGATGCCATCAAGTTCGAGTTTGAGAACTTACTGCAAGATAATAAGTACGATCGTGAAGAGGACTTAGCCCACATTAAAGGCCAATATGCTCTTGCTGACACGAATGAAGCCGGAGATCTTGCTTCTCTATCGCCTATGGATGTTGAGACAAACATGCTTAAGCGTGAAGAGATTGCAGGTAAGACACAAGCTGAGAGGGAGAAGATATCAGTTGCACGAGAGAAGATCGCTGTAGACGACAAGAAGAGTAAGCGAGATAGTGAGGCTAAGAAGTATGTAGCAGATACATCGCTAAAGGTGGCAAAAGAGAATAAGAATAAGCATGACGTAGGGTAAAAGTTCCTATAAACTGTCTAAGAGATAATAATGATGTAATTAATAAATGAGTATATAGATAAAAATTTGTAACTATGGCAAAGCAACAACAGAAAGAAGAGTTGCCTCTAATGGATGACTTCACAGAAGAGTCATTATTTGATCAGTTAGAGGAAGAAGACGAAGGAGCAGATGGCTCCGGGAATGAAAATGATGATGATGATGACGATGAAGCTAAAGGTAAAGCTGGCGCATCTTCTGAAGAAGACGATGAAGATGACGATTCCTCTGGTTCTAAGAAAGACGAAGAGGATGATGAGGAAGACGACGATGATGATGAGTCAAAGCCTAAACCTAAATCCAAGGCAAAGTCCGAAGAGGACGATGACGAGGACGGCAAAGAAGGCGACGATGACGACGATTCGGGCGAAACATTCTGGACGGACGTAGAGAAGCTTACAGGTCGTAGCATTGATGTTGATTACGGTGATACTAATCCCGAGTCTCCTGAAGGTGCTGCAATTAGAGAAGAAGCTCTGGTGCAAGGAGCAATCAATGATCACCTTGATTACCTGGCAAAAGTCTACCCTCGTGAGTTCCGTGCTTTAGAGCATGCTTCAAATGGAGGTAAGATGGAAGACCTTTACAATCCTGCTGAACCTGATTATGCTAAGATGGATATCGGTAAGGATGATGTAGATGCTCAGAAATCCTTCATGAAGTCTTACTACATGAAGAAAGGACTCTCTTCGATTAAAGCCGGTAAAATGGTTGAAACAGATGAGGATTCGGATGAAGGCCTTTACACTTCTACCAAAGATGCTATTAAAGAGCTATCTGCTGGTCAGGAAAAGAAAAGGCAGGAAGTAGCGAAAGAGCAAGATCGTGTCAGCAAAGCAAGTAAAAAAGAGGATATGCAGATGATCGGTGCAGTCGAGCAGGTTGTTCAATCAGGTAAGCTTAACAAGTTTACTGTTCCTGTAAAGGAGAGAGAGCAATTCTACCAATTCGCACTATCGCACATCCAAAGAAATCCGCAAGGAGGATATATGTTCGTACAACCGGTTCAAGGCCGAATGTTAGAACAACAACTGCAGGAGATGTATTTCACTTATAAGAAGGGAGATCTTTCCAGCATCATCCAGAGGGAGGTTAAGTCCGAAGGAGCTAAACGCTTAAAACGTAATTCAGGCAAGTCTACTAAGAAGAAGGTAGGAGCCGGAAGTGATGAGGCCAGAGGCAAACGTAAAGGGGCATTACCAACCATGGAGGAATTTAGTGAGTAACAATTTAATTTAAATATAATACTATGTCAACTTTTGCAAGGAGTAATAAGTTCCAATTCCAAGTGCACCAAGACATCTTTGATGGCAAGGCGTTACTTGACGAACAAAACTTCTATCATCAGAGATATGGTAAGCCCGATGAACTCTCGATGAAACTAACATGGCTGTTAGGTGATTCAACAGGATCTTTCCCGCTTGCTATGTCAACGATGGGAGATGTTGTGAGTCCTAATGGATTTAAGAAAGGTAATGCAAAGGTCAAAGAACTTAATGACATCCAGTTTACTTACCCAGTAATGAGTAGGTTGAACAAGGCTGTTGTTATGGCTGAGACCAATGATACGCCAAACTTAGGTTTAGGTGGGCAACCCTTTGACATTGTCTTTACAGACAATTGGGTAAAGCGTAACTATATGATTGAGTCTCCATTAGGAACCCAAGCATATGTGTTGGGCGATGGTAAGAAGGTTCATAATGGCTATAAGTACAGAGTTCAATTGAACGCTGTTTCTGACAAGACTGTTGTTCCTCCATCTCAGGTACGAGCAGGTACTCTTTGGGCTGAGCTTAACACGTTCAATCCTGAGTCTGAATCTCGTGGCACTGAGTTCAAGCGTGTTGCACCCGGTAAGTATAAGAACCAGATGTCTATCATCAGGTTATCTCACCAGTGGGCCGGCAACGCTGCTAACAAAGTAATGCCAATCAAAATTTCTCATGAAGGTAAAAAGAATATGTCCTTATGGATGGACTTCGAGCATTACCAGTTTGAGAGAGCTTGGTTAGAAGAGTGTGAGCACATGTACTGGTATTCTCGCTATAACAGGCGTCAGAATGGTACTATCGCACTGAAAGACATCTTGACCGGTAAGGTTATCCCTACTGGCGCGGGTATCCTGGAGCAGATCAATAACTACTCTACCTACACTTCCCTTACATACAACTATCTTCAGAACACAGTAGCAAACGCTCTCTTCGGACAGTCGGATACTGATGGTATGTCGATAACACTGTATACAGGTCGTGGTGGTATGCGTGAGTTTGATGCTGCTATGAAAGAAGCCGGTATTACTCAGTTGGCTCTTGGAGACGTTGGTGACAAGTTCATCGGTGGATCTAACTACAACTTAGTATCTATGGGATTCTTTGACAGCTTCTACCACATTGATGGTTATTACATCAAAGTGAAGCATAACCCTATCTTCGACTATGGTCGTCGTGCTATCAAATCACCACTTCACCCTGACACAGGATATCCTCTTGAGTCATACAGAATGGTGTTTATTGATGACGGTAACTTTGACGGAGAGCCTAACCTTCAGATGGTGACTGAGAAAGGACGTAAGTTCTTACATGGTGTTGTTCCTGGAATGGCAACCATGCCTCGTCAGTACCAAATCCTGAGTGGAGCCGGTAACATTAACTCTGGTGCACTTTCATTAGTGACTTCAGATGTTGATAAGTCGTCTTATCACAGGTTGTCTGTTGGTGGTGTTCAATTACGTAGAGGTAACACTTCGTTACACCTACAGAATATCGCAGGTCTGGACGAAATATAGAACCTTTCTGGTTGCTCTAAATCCATACGTGATGAAGAGTGAAGAGCCTCACATTGTGGGGCTCTTCCATTTTTGCTGTATATTAGAGGAAAAATTCTAATGATATGATTAAGACACCAGAAAAGATTGTATTTATCAAGCGTAAGCAGACCTTCATTGAAGAGTCCAACGCTGATCCTGAAGTAGAAGAATACTTCAACATGTCCTACCGAGCTGTCGGCTCTTTTTATAAGCAGACCGGCAAGCAATATGGCACAGGCCTCACCAAGAAAGAGGAACGTGTGTTACTGCCAGAAATGATAGGATTCTTTCCTGACTTGGATAAGCGAGAGTACCATAAAGGAGTATCTGAATTCTACAGAAACATCAATACTAAGATTCCTGCTGAAGGACTTAGATTGAACATTGCTCTCGAACAACCAGATGAAGCCGTGTCAGAAGAGAATATGCCAGTATCTCTGAGGGATTTCATCATCTTTAAGCATGCAGCTGCCCACCCTGAAACCGGGGCTACATTAGAGGAAGCTGAAATGTACCAACACAAACGTTTTTATATTGAGGATACTGATTCAGTAATCAGCAATGCTTCTGGCTTGTCAAAGAAAGAAGATGATGCTCGTTTAGAGTATTACAAGATTATTGACAATTCCGAGAAGGTAGATCAGATGCTCACATTACTTGGTGTAAGCACTAAGAATATGAAGTCTGAGACAAAGGAATTGAAGCTTAAAGAGTTTACTACCATTGATGAGACACGTAGTGCTTCATTCAATGATGCTAAACTTGATAACTTCATTGTCATTTCTAAGGATAAACGTCTTGCTACTAAATATCTCATTGAGGAGATGATCTCTTCTAATGTACTTGAGAGAGTAGGAATGAAGATTCTTATTGCCGAAACCGGTGATCTTATTGGAGATGATATGAAAGAATCAGCTCTATGGTTTGAAGATAAGGGCAACACTAAGGAAGTAAATGTATTGAAAGCACGTTATAAGGAGTTTAAGAAGTAACCATGAAAGTAGAATTAGAACAGTATGAACCGCTTGGCAATCAGATATTGCTCAAGCTTGACGTTAAAGGCACAACCGATTCAGGCATCATCCTCGATAAGAAGAAGGCTGATAAATGGATGGAGGTTGTTAAAGTAGGAGAAATGGTCACTTCCGTAGAAGTTGGTGACCTTGCAGTTATGGGTGAACCGAGAGGTATGGCTCATATGTCATTCGGTGACGAAATGTACATGCAAGTCTCTGAACATGATCTTATCGGTAAAGTAAAAGCCGGTCTGGTTGAGTTTGATAAGAAACAGCTAAATTTAAGTATCACATAAGATGTCAGCTAAAACTGGAGCAGAGATGCTCATTGAAACACGCGTTGCTTTAGATAAGATAGAGAGCTTTCGTAATGAGAGTTTTCAACCAGAAGAGATCGAATTGTTCATCAATAAAAGTCAGTTGAGAATGCTGGATGATTTAGTGAACAAGAATTTTCAGCAAGGTACACTTCGTTACGAATGGATACGTCCATTCCAGAAGTCTGCTCCGAGTCTTTCTGCTCCAGTTTGGGATAGTCCTTTAACAATGTCAGCGGAAGCAACCTTCCCTGAAGACTTATACTATCTCATATCTGCATCAGCAACTTCAACTATATCTGTTACTGATCCAACTGCAGGATTTGATGATGGTTGTGAACAGCCTATTGCTGATCCTACAACTCCGGTAAACCCTAAGAGTGGAACAGTTCAACTTGATATTATAGAGACTGGCCAAACAATTGATCGTACTCATAATGCCTTCTATGGTAACAACAGGAGAAGTCCAAGAGCAGAGGCAAAGACAGATGGCATCTTAATCTTTAGGGATGAAACCTTTATAATAAGTGCAGTTGTCTTTGATTATCTGACAGAACCTCCATTAATTGAGGTAGAAGATGTAAATTCGACTGTCGATTTGCTATGGTCTACAGCGGCAATTCAGAAGATTATAGACTACACAGTAGAATATATGAGACTGACCATTGAAGACCCTGGCTATCAAGCGAATGTAAATGATTTTAATACACGAACCCAAAATGCTTAAACTATGAGCGCGAACAGACGAGACAAAAGACGAGAAAGATATTCTCGCAATACAGAATGGTGGAATGCCCAAGGTATTTTTGAACAAGGTGATGGTGCAGCTGCGGCTTCACCTATAAGTCCTGCAAGTCC